GGGCGACGGGTGGGGCTTCGTAAAAACGAAACCACTTTTGTGGTGGGGGGGGTCAACGAGAAATGTGGTATATTGTCCCCACTATGACAGCACAACGAAAGACAATCTCTCTGAAAGCCTTGCAGGGTACGGATCGACCCGCACGTCGGGTGGAACCGATCCGCAAGCCAGAGACGCAAGCCCCCGAACCCGTATTTGACTTTACGCCTGAAGAACGCCAGGTGTACGATGCCTTGGTCGCGCACCTCCAGGACTACGACCTTCTCCACACCATTGACGCAATCGGCCTAAGCGCACTCACCAAGAATGTGTGCATCCTAAAGTGGTGTGCCGATCAGTTGAAGGATGTAGGTGATGTGGTCCAGGTGTTCGAGAACGGCACAAGCAATGTGAGTGGAACGTACACGGCATACACAAAAGCCCAAGCCGCCTTCACGAGCTTGATGAGTAAGTGGGGGCTGAGTCCCGTGGATAGAGAGAAGATTGCGGGGATGCTCCTCGACAATGACGAGGACGATTACGATCTGATCAAGAAGCAATGACTCACGCCTCACTCTTTTCAGGCATCGGTGGTTTCGACCTTGCCGCTGAATGGATGGGCTGGACTAATGTATTCAACTGTGAATGGGAGGAGTTCCCACGTACAATACTGAAGCACCACTTCCCAAACGCAAAACAATATGGAGATGTCAGAGACTTACAAGCAACTGAGTATAGTGGACGTGTTGATGTCCTCTCAGGTGGATTCCCTTGCCAACCATACTCCGTCGCAGGAAAGCGGCAGGGTAAAGACGACGAACGGCATTTGTGGCCTGAGATGCTTAGAGTTATACGAGAGTGTACACCGACGTGGGTCGTGGGAGAGAACGTTCGCGGGCTTGCTTCTTGGAACGACGGACTTGTTTTCGAGGAGGTGTGTACTGACCTTGAAACTAGTGGGTACTCCATACAACCGATTATACTTCCAGCTTGTGCCGTCAACGCTCCCCACCGACGAGACCGAGTGTGGTTCGTTGCATACCGCGATCCTTCCAACACCGACCACGGACGAGAGGGATGCCAAGTACAAGCAAGGGGGGACAAACCTACGTGCAGCGATCAAGGAGTTCTTGCCAACGCCACTAGCCTCGGACGGGACGAAGCTCACGGGATCGGACACCGAGAATCAAATGAGTCTTACCAAGTTGGCGCGGAAGCAAATGCTACCAACACCCGTTGCGTCGGATCACCATCTACGATGGCCGACCGAGAATTGGAAGGGCGACTCCGATCTACCAAGCGTGATCAACGGAATCAATGGGACTCGTTCCCAACTAAACCCCCAATTTGTGGAGGAAATGATGGGCTTCCCAGAGAACTGGACTCTATCTCCTTTCCAAAATGGAGAAAGGAATCAATCAAAGCCTACGGAAACGCGGTAGTACCTCAAGTAGCTTTACAAATCTTCAAGGCCATAGAAGCATATGCCGAATATCCCAAAACGTGAAAAAGCCCGACCCTGGAAGCGCAAACTCAAAAGCCGAAAGCCCCAAGGCGGAAGACGGCACGATCCTGACCGACGCTACCATACTAAACAGTGGCAAAGAACCCGAAAGCTCGTGCTACTTAGAGATGCAGTATGCGTTCTATGTGAAAGGCTTGGAAAGGTCACGGCATCAACTGTTGCAGACCACGTTATCCCCGTGCGAATGCGGGATCGAGAGGACGACCGATTTTACGACATCGAAACAATACGGGGGCTATGTTCCTCCTGTCACGCCCGCGTATCAGGCCGTCAAGCACACGGAAAAGTATGACAAAGCCATCCTATGTCCAATATGCGGAGGACGTATTGAACGGGGACGTAGTTACCTCGAAGTACGTTCTGAAAGCCGTTGAAAGATTCTACTCGGACTTTAGTGAAGAGGATTTAGACTATTACTTCGATCAAGCCGAGGCTGACAAATACGTCTCTTTCTTCGGTAGATTTCTGAAGCATAGTAAGGGATCGTTTGCAGGTCAAGCATTTGAATTGTTGCCGTGGCAAGAGTTTGTCATCGCCAACATCTACGGGTGGTTGAACAAGACCACTATGACCAGGCGGTATCGAACAGCCTACATTCAGGTGGGACGTAAGAACGGCAAGTCTACGATGCTAAGTGGCGTGAGCCTAGCGATGCTTGACTTTGATGGAGAGGAAGGTAGCGAGGTTTACTTCTGTGCAACCAAGCGTGATCAAGCTCGTATTTGCTTTGACGAAGCTACTAGGATGGTGAGGTCTAGCCCTAGTCTTTCCAAGCGCATTGGAGTGCATCGAGCCAATATGCACGTCACAAAAACAAATAGCAAGGCTGAACCATTGTCAAGCGACAAGAATAGCCTTGACGGATTGAACGCACACTTGGCCGTGGTTGATGAATACCACGCTCACCCCACGTCAGCGGTTTACAATGTCCTCAAGTCGTCGATGGGGTCACGTAAGCAACCTCTGATGTTTACGATCACCACGGCTGGATTCAATGTGACTGGTCCGTGCTACCAATTAGCCAAGACTTGTAAGGAAGTGCTTGATGGCAAGAAGCGTGATGACTCACTCTTCGCTCTCATCTACGAACTTGACGAAGACGACGACTGGAGAGACGAGGACACCTGGATCAAAGCCAACCCAAGTCTAGGCACAAGTATTAGCTACGAGTACCTCCGTCAGCAATGCACTCAAGCAAAGAACTATGGCGGTGCGGAAGAGGTAAACTTTAAGACCAAGCACTGCAATTTGTGGGTCAAGTCAAGTACGGCTTGGGTCAGCGATGACATTTGGAAAGCCAATGATTTAGGTGTGGTTGAATGGTCAGGCGAGACAAATTGCTATGGTGGTCTTGACCTTGCATCGGTAAGTGACTTTTGCTCCCTTGTGCTTGTAAGTCCACGAAGTGATGGCGGTTACGACACCAAGAGGTTCTATTGGTTGCCTGAAGATGCTATTGAGAAAAGACTGTACTCTGACGAGAATACCATATATATGGAATTGAGACACGCTGAAGAGGTGTTTGTTACTCCAGGCAACGTCACGGATTACGACTACATCCGACGTTGTATCAGCGGTTACTATGTGGAGAATGGTGTGGTAAACTTTGATGACGATTGCTTGATGAAACGCTACGACCTTCGTAGCATAGCGTTCGACCGCTACAATAGTAGTCAGCTCATAATCAACCTAACACACGATGGAGTAGAGATGTCACCGATGGGTCAAGGATATGTAAGTATGAGCGCACCTATGAAAGAGGTGTACCGACTCCTACTAGAACACAAACTAAACCACGAGGGCGATCCAGTGCTCAGATGGATGGCTAGTAATCTAGAGGTGACTTATGACCCCGCAATGAATTGCAAACCTGATAAGTCGAGGTCTCAAGATAAGATTGATGGGATAACGGCTTTGATTTGTGCAGTAGGGGAGGCGATGACGGAGACTCAAGAAGACGTACTACCTGAAGACTACACCATACGTTTCTTATGACTTGTGAAGAGAAGCTCGCACTAGCAAGAAAACTCAATACTGCTGAGGGCTTTGTGGACTAATATCAAAAAAGGCTTTATGACCACGCAAGGAATCTTGACGCTTATTACAGCGTAGAGAATGATTACTATGATCTATTCGGTCGTCATCGTTACAGTTGCTATCAGTCATTTCACACAATCTTACGACGCATCTTGAAAAGAAATAGAACAAGGTAGATGTGTATAAAACGTAGCATACATATCATTGCATAATGTCTGAGACTCGCAAGAATCTATTGACTCGCCTTAGAGATGCGATTCGCCCTCAGGATCAAGAAAAGAGATCCTATGATCCCTCGCTGATCTACCCCTGGACTCCAACACGGAGTGGGGTAGCACTTAGCGAGGAAGGCGCGTTGGCAGTAAGCGCGGTCTATGCTTGCATCAACAAGATTAGCAGTACCATTGCGAGTCTTGACTTGGGCTTGTTTGAGCTTGAAGAAAACGGAAAGCGTTTAGATCGTAAACATCCATCTTATCGACTCGTAACTCAAGAGCCTAACGAGTATATGGGTGCGTACCATTTTTGGGTACACATTATCTCAGACGCATTGATGCACGGAGGCGGCTACGCTCTGATCAAGCGAGATCAAAATGGTGCACCTAGTTCTCTCACTCTTGTCCCGCCTGACCAGATCAAGGCGAAGGACTTAAATGGGCGTAGAATATATCTCTACCGAGATAGCGAGGAGGCACTTTTCAACGAGGACGTGTTAGCAATCGAGTGCTTTCGTGGCATCAGCCCAATTCAAGAGCACCTCGAAAACATCGGTCTTGCATACGCGGCACAACAGTATGGTTCTAGCTTCTTTGGAAGCGGTGGCAATATGAGTGGTGTATTGATGACTGACAAGACTTTGAGCGAAGATCAGTACCGACGACTCAGTTCTACGTGGGATCAAAAGTATCACGGCATCAACGCGGCTCACGCGACGGCCATCCTTGAGGCAGGTCTAAAGTACGAGCGTGTAGGCATCCCACCTGAAACGGCTCAAGCTCTTCAAACACGTAAGTACCAGGTCGAGGAGATTTGTCGCATTTTCAATGTGCCTCCGTCTCTCATTCAGATGAGTAGTGACGTGAAGTATAGCAATGTCGAGCAACAAGACTTGTTCTTTGCCAAGCACACTATCGCCCCTTGGGTAAGCAATCTCGAACAAGAGATGCGTAGAAAGCTATTGCGTCCCGTAGAGCGAGACAATTACGAGTTCAAGTTCTCTATGCTTAGTCTGATGCGCGGTGATATGGCAGCGCGAGCAAACTATTATCAAACTTTGCTTCACTCAGGCGTTTTGAGTATAAACGAGATTCGTGGATTGGAAGACCGCAATGCGATCGAGAATGGAGATCTACATCTTGTTCAGGTAAACCAGATCCCGCTTGAAGCAATGCGTGATTACGCTCAAAGTATCACAGGACAAGAAGTCGATGGCGACGTACAGTAACTACCCTGAGGCGGCTAAAAGCGCGGCTCGTCGTGCTCTCCGATTCAAGGAGAAGAACGGCTCGTCGTGCGGAACGCCCGTGGGGTGGAATCGTGCATCGGACATTGCGGCTGGTCGAGGTCTCTCGTTGGCAACAGTAAAGAGGACATTCAGTTTCTTGTCTCGTGCAGGGGTTTACAATCAAGGTAAGTTTACCGACGAGAAGGGTAAGGAGATTTGTGGCAGCATAATGTTTGCCGCGTGGGGCGGCTCGTCGATGAAGTCTTGGTGCAAGGGCATAATTAACAAGGCCGAGCGAGCCAACATCGAAGACACCGAAGAACGCAACATCACAAGCGCGGTCAAAGAAGCCTTGCAGAAGAAAGTCAAGGATCACAACGAAGACAACCCTAAACACAAAGCAACCTACGGGATGCTTGCGGCCTG